AGGGGTGAAAGAGGCGCAAGAAGTATGTGGTGTTAAAGGGGCGATTATAAGTCCAAGAAGTGTTCAAACGGTTGCACCTAAGGCTAATATTGAAGGTAAAGAGCATTATGTTCAAATGGTTGAATTCCAAGTTGTACTGGGAGAGGAGCAGAATGAAAAATCGGATGTTTCCGGAAAAGGTTCTATATCTGCAGTGCTGGCTCATGTTGGCATAGATTTAGGAATGTCTAAGAAAATAGAAGAAGGCAATAATAATCAGACTGTTATTAAATTCTCAGTACCTGTTATATTACCTTCGATAGATAACAAAGAATTTGAAAGACGTAGGGTTGCTCGTGGGCACTAGCTATTCGGTTCTTGTAAATTTCCATATTGATATTTACCAGTCAAGATAAAGATTACAACGCTCTGTATAAATATGGCATCGTCCTCAAAGTCGGTATGTAAAGTATCTTTCAAAAACATCTTTACTAATTTGTATCGGATGTAAACGGATATAATTTTTTTGATCATGGTGATAAGTATTAAATGTTTGTCATTCTAAAATATAAGATACTGGGCTTGTTTCCCAGGAATCGTAAAACAATATGTAGTTGCATATTAAAAACTAAAAGATAATTATGATAACTCCAGCAATAAAGGATAAACTTCTTCGCTATTTGAT